TTCTACAATTGCATCAAGATCTCTAACCTGTGCTTCTGCAGTTCCCAAATCATATTCATTACTAGGTCTTGTTAATATCTGTACTATCTTTGCCATTATCGCCTTCCGTCTGGTTGTATGTCTAATCTAAAAGTTCCTAACTTCCAACTTTGACTAGCTGCTGTATTTTCTATTTTCATAGCTACTGCTCTTGCTCTAGCACGTGTATCTACTTTGGTAGTAGCAGTAGTTATATCAAAAGGACCTAATGGAGAACTAGATTGAGAGTCATTAGGATAATTTTTTAATTGTAAAGTAATTCTAGTTGCACCTGTTTGTGATATAAAGTCAGGTACAAATCTTCTAATCTTCATTAAATATTCACCATCCCCTCTTAATGTTGCAACACCAGTTTGTTGTCCTCGTGATGTTCTTTGTTGTGTAATATCATAATCTCCAGAAGATATGTTGGCTGTAATAGCAGTTATTGTTCCATTTTTATTTTGATCTGTTCCTATTTCATGTTCATAGTAAGTTGTTATACCTTCTGTATTTCCAACAACATCAAAAGAAGTATCAGTATCTGCATCATAAAAAGTTGCATGAGGTTTTCCAAATACTGCAGAATCTTTCCACACAGTTCTAGCCAATGTTCCGTTTGTCCAAACAGGTCTTTGTGGTGATGAGTCAAAGTAATTATAACTAACCATTCTATTTACAACTGATGATGTTTCTGTTGGATAAAACCAAATAACCTCACCAAACAAATTATTTAAACCTGCAGATATCATTTGGTTACCAGACTCAATATTTATATCATCATAAACAAAGTCTTCTACTAAACATGGTAGTGATTCTAGTTTACCTGCGTACCTAAAGAAACCATTCTCTGACATCCAATATGCAGAACCATCAACTTCTACACAGGCATTTTTTCCTACAAGTCCACAGTTAGTTCCAACTTGTGAAAAGGCAAAAGTAAAAGGTTGTCCAACAAAACGTTGAGTGAACAATGCAGTATCAGTCCAAACATAAATTGCATCACGACCTCTTATTGCACCTATGATTTTTGACCCATCAGCTAATCTTTGTGTACCAGCTGTATTGGTTGCTGTTGGTGTGTAAGTATTAATATCTTCTTGATCAGAAAACCTAATAAACATTTCGTCTTGAGTGTTTGGGTCACCAATTGTTGTTTCAGTTCCAAAGAATACTAAGTGACGATCAGGTGTAGATACAACCATATGTCTTGATGAAGTTGGTGCACCAGATATGATAGCAGCTCTAGTTGTTGTAGCATTTGATAAACTTGAGTTCCATTCAAAACATGCATTGTTAGAAATTAAACAAATTGCTTTGTCACCAAAATTATCTAGTGACCACATACCAGGTTCAATAACTAAGTCACCGGATGCTGCTTCTCCCCATGCAACATAATCAGTTGAGTTAGTAACTGTTGCACCATCGGAGTGTGCCGATCTAGTAGAGTTTCTTACAGCTCTTGTAATACCTGTTAATGTATTACCTGTAACACCTGTATATGAAATTTCTTCATTACCTACTTGAATAAAATTTGTACCTGAACTTGGAAATAGTGAAGCATCAGTTAATACGATCGATGTTCCTGATCCACCTGTTCCAGCAGTATCATCTAATAATGCACCATTTAAAGTTGTTGTAGTTGCACCCACATCTTCACCACCCCATGAACCTAGACCCCAACCAAACCCTTTTGCTTGTACCGCTGGTCCTACAGGATAATAATGTTGAACTCTAATACCTCCAGATGTTGTAGCACCTGATCCTGATTCATTACTAGGCATTGTTATAGTTAAAGTTGTAGTTGATGGTACAGAAGTTACCATAAATTTTTTGTCATCAAAATCAGAAGCACTATAATTAGAATTTGTAATTGTACTAAAATTATCTAATAATAAAATTTCTCCAGCAGCTATGTTATGTGCGCTACCAAAAGTCAATGTTACTGTTGGTGATCCGTTAGTTGTGCTAAATGCACTTGTAAGAGTGGTTGTGGTTTTAATAGGATGTATGTCATAAAATACACCACCTGAGTATGCATATAAAATTCTGTTAGTTCCTATGATTGCATATTTTCTACCTAAACTATTAACAAAATGATGAAGACCTCTGGCTGCTCCTGTTAAATCATCTGTTCCTAGTTGCTTCCATCCACCTATTTTTTCTGGTGTTCCGTACCTAAATCTAACATTATCACAATCTACCCATTGTCCTTCAGCAGTAGTTTCTGAAATTTGTTTATTGATGCCTGGTTGAAAACCTATCTTTTGTAACATATGGCCCCATTATAATACTATTTATCAAATGATGGTAGACCTAACATTGGTCTTCCATCAAACTTATTTTTTTCAGCAAAGGGTCCATTTTTGTGGTTGTAGTGCAAAAATACTTGACCACATTTATCCCCTTCTAATGGTTCTCTCCAATGCTCCAAATCACAGCCACTATATACCAACATATCTCCTACTTCAAGCAGTATTGGTTCACCTTTTGGAGCATTAGGTTTATGTATTTCTTTAAATTCATCTATTACACTATCTGATCCAGTAGGGTCTATAAATATAGGCCAAGGATGACCTCCTAGATTTAAGGTGCAAGATACTTCACAACTTGGTCTATCCTTATGTCTTCTTAATACATCACCTTTTTTATAAATTCTTGCATATGAATATGTTGGAATTAAATCTAAATTTGTTTCTTTTGACATAATGGGAAGCATTTTAACTAATAGTGTTTCCATAACAAAGTCACAGTAATGAGAGTAAGTGCCTGGTATTTGGCTATCATTAAACGTGCCAAATATTCCATCATCATATAAATGATTATTGTCATACATATATTTAACAGCATCTCTCTTTAACAAGAAATAATTATAACAAAAATTAGCTAGTTCGTAAGATAGTGCACCTTTTATTAATTGATATTTTTTAGTCTGAAATGTCATAAAGATAGATCCTTTCCATTCTCATGTTTAGTTTTATATTTAACAGTAGCATTTAATAAAGTTTCTATTTCATCATTAGGCACAATTTCTATTTCATATTCTTCAATACCTAATTCAAGACCTGCAATAAATCTTCTCATTCCCATGCAGAGTATATATTTATCGTCTTTTTTCACACATATCAAAGGATTAATTATTCCATTTTTTTCTATGTCTTTTTTTAACTCTTGCCATTTCTTATTTTTAGTTTGAAGTTTTTGTCCTTCTTCACTTCTAAGGTGTGGGTCTCTAAATATTATTTTATCTTTATGTATTTTCATGAAAAAATATTTGTAAAGTTTTTCTAAATGGTGCATCTGTTGTTGTAAGTGTTGTTCCGTGTAATAAATTTTTAGTAGTTATTACACAAGAGTTATATTTTGGAGGTATGGCATTATACTTACCTTCATGCATGTACATGAAAAATCCTCCATGATCTACGTCCCATGTTTTATTTAAATAAATTGTAGATGTAACTGATCTTTTTTCATCACAGTGAAAAGGAATATAACTTAATGGTCCCCATAAATAATAACTTATTTTTATATCAAGGTTCTCAGTCTCAGGGATTAACTTAGCATATATTTTTTTTAAATAATTTTTTACATCAGGGATATGTTCTAGTGAAAGAATAGGAACAACTGTAGATGTTTTTTTAATATTTTCTGGCCAATACAAACTTGTTCTCCATTCTCCAGAATTATTTTTTTTATATTCAACATATTCATTTATTTGATCAATAAATTTTTCACTCACTACATTTTCGTAATAATCAATCATACCATCATACAACTTTGTGTAAAATTAAAAGACACAGATATTCTTAACTCATTAGATTCATTTGGGTCTACAGCATGCATTAACCAAGAAGGAAACATTATACATTTGCCTGCTTCAGGTTTGTACCAAATTTCTCTATATAATCTATTAGGTAACTTTCCTTTTTGTTGTCTTGGAAAAACAATTGCAGCACAATCTCTTGGGTCATACAACATTAACTTACCACAATTTTCAGGTGTCTTAACATAATAAACACCTGACCATAAAGAATTAGGGTGTTGATGTGCTCTGTTCATACCTCCTGGTGGATTTACGTTTGCCCACATACCGCCTAGGTATGGTTCTGATTCTAAATACTCTTCTTTGTAAATTTTAAATTGAGCTTCAAATAAAGCTTCAGTTAGTTTTTTATACTCTGGTTTTTGGTGCATATCAGTTGTTGAATGCCAACCTTTGACATTTGTTCTCGATACTCCTTTATCTTCTTTCATCCATTGTAAAATATTTTTTTCTAATTCTTGATTGAAAGAATTATCACTATTATAAAAAGTATAAATAGGTGTTGGAAAATGTAAATCTCTAATCATCTTAATGGTGGACCACCAAACCACATTACCAAAGATTTTCTATTTCCCCTTGTAACAGGTGTTACTCTGTGTTTTAAAAAAGATGAGAAAAAAACAATTTGTCCTTGTTTTAATTTTATTATTTTACCCTCTTCCATCATCTCTAAATCACCACCTTCAAACTCTGGTTCTGGAGATAATAAACAAGTCATTGATATTTTTCTAACAGGAGGTCCATACTCAAAAGAAACATCAGAGTCCATGTGCCAGTCATAGAAACCACCCTCTGGATATTCTGTGTATTGTGCAAGTTCTGTTATCTGAACCCCATCAAAACCAAAATGATCTACGTTTGTAGTTAGCATAATTTTTTCTATTTGTTTGTACATAGGCATCATTTTCTTAAATGGAATCCAACTAATATGTGAAGTTCTTTTAGAAGTATCTAAGTTATTATTGCTTCCTGTTTTATTTTGTATCTGACCAACTTGTTTAGGTTCCGCACGTCCTGCTTTAATAATGTCTTTACATTGTTCTGGAGTAAAAATAGGTTCGTTTGTTAAAGCTACATAAGATTTCCATCTTGGTTCTGTAAATATCATACCATACCTCTATCTAAAATTTGATCGTGCCAAATATCACAATTTGCAGCTAAAGTTCTTCTAATTTCTTTTGTGCCATTAAAAGGGTAAACGCAGTGTCTCATATCATATGGAAAAATATAAAGATCTCCTAACTCTGTTGGTGGCTGATAATCTACTTTTGCAAATTGACCACTACTAGATCCAAGAAGCTGAAGTTTTCCATTTTGAGGGTTATCAGAATTAGAGTATTCTTTTCCAAAAGTAGATGGTAATTTTAATATCATAACAGAAGATAAGCCTATAAAAGATGCTCCTCTGTGAATGTGATTTGGGTTATATTCATTTTCTTTCATTTCATTTACCCAAACAGAATCCAAATGTAATTTGTAATTTCTTACTAATATAAATTTCATATAATTTTGAAATGCTCTAAGAAGATAATTAAAAACATTTGTAGGTAATAAATTATGAGGTCTCATTTTATCTTCAGTTACATCGTTACCATCATAATAAAGACTGTGTTCTTTTTCTATTTTACCAGCTAAAAAATCATTTACTTTATTAAGACTATTAAAGTTTTTTTCATAAATACCATTAATGGCATTAAATATATTATAAGGAACTTTGTATCTTAAAATAGTTTGCCCTAAAATTACACAGCCGGAATGCATTTATTTTTGAGTTGGTGGTGCTAACTCTTCTTTTTTAACAGTTTTATTTTCTAACTCTCCACTTTTTTTAATTCTTTGTAAAGATTGTAACTGTCCTAGAACATTAAATTTTTCATTATCATCAGAACCTTCATGTAAATTTTTTGCTCTATGAAAATATTGTAGCCCATAAGAATCTAGCTGATGTTGATTAACATCCTTATCATCAAAAGATCCATCATTAAATTCTTTTTTTAATTTAGACCACATTTTAATTTCACGCATTCTTTCTTTAGCTTCTCTTTCCATATTTGTTTTTTTAAAAACACACTCATCGATATCTACTTGATATCTAGTTAATTTATACTCGTCTGTTTCTTTTTCTATTTTAGTTTGTAACCATTTAATTTTAGCATTATTTCTTCTGTACTCAAAAGACAGCCCCATTAAATTATTAAAAAAAGCTGCTTGTTCTCTAACACACTGCCAATATTTAGCGGCTAATGTCGGATATTTATTATCTTGTAAAACAGAAAATCTTGCTTCTGTTTCTGTTCTAAACATTTGTTTTTTGTTATAAGTATCTCTTAACTCTCCTACCAATACTTTAAAATCAGATAGATCGTTAGTTTCTAATAAAGTGTTTAAACTTTCACTTTCTTTTTCAATTATTTCTTTAATATCTTTTTTTGTCATTCTAGTCTCCTTTATAGCTTACTACCAAAGTCTTATACCAAAAAATATTTTTTATACAACATTTATATTTAAGTTTAATCTTACATTTTCATCTGTTTGATTAACACTTCTATGCCTTAAATTTCCTGGAAATATAGCCATAGTATTTTCTACTGATGGTATTTTTTCACCATTTTCAAATTCAGTATAACCATTGTTTGTATTAAAAGAATATAGACCAACCAAGTGAGGCATGTCTGAGTCGGTGTGTAAATTTGTTTTTATTTGTTCTGGATATTTAACATATAGGTTAAGTTTTGCTCTTAATAAAAACTTAAAATTTAAATTACCCAATATAGGCATAAGCACTTTACTAAAATAATAATTACTAATAACTTTATCATTTTCATATATATTATGGTAAAATAAAAAGTTAGAAGTATCTTCTACATCAGCTGTAGTACCACGATACTGCCATGGTACAGACATCATTTCTTTTTTTATTTTATTAAATAAATTTCTTTCTAAAAAATCACTAATTATTTTGGGTGGCATTCAATTATATAATACCAATTATTTTATAAAAATCTATGAAGAAATTGTTTTTGCGAATAACTGTCCTGAAGCATACCACTCTTCTGACACGGCATTATTTCCACCACCAGGACCCATAGCTCTAAGTCCTAAACTAGATGTTCCAGCAGCCGCTGCAAAGTTTGCTAATGAATTTAAATTTGCAATTGAAGACCAGCTTGTTCCATTCCAAGACTCACATGTATTGTCCCCACTGTCAGGTGGTCTTCCACCAATACGTAGAGCCGCTGTAGCTATTCCATGCGAAGGTAATTGAAATTTTGGCGTGTTCATATTAGCTACTTCAGTCCAAGACGAACCATTCCAAATTTCAGTTCTAACTTGTGGACCGGGGCCACCTCCGAAAACTACTGCAGAAGCATTACTTGCACCTCCAGCGCCAGTTGCACCACCGTTATGAATTGTATCTGCTATTTCTGTCCATGATGAACCATTCCAAGATTCTACAAATTTGTGATCGTTTGGTGAAGTATTTGGGTGTCCAGGACCTGCCATGACCAATGCTGAAGTCGTAGTCCCTGCTCCGCTAGTTTTAGTTCTACTAACATTTACCTCTGCTATCTCACTCCAACAAGTTCCATTCCATTGTTCTACGTTATCTATATTACTTCCTGGAGGTTCTCTTCCTGAAATTGCTAAAGTTGCTGTTTGTGGTCCATGATTAGAAGGTTGTCTATGGTTTCCTCCTGTGTTTAAGTCATTAACATTTGACCAACTAGTACCATTATATGTTTCAGTTGCTTCTCCTGCAGCTGTTCCAGGGCTTCCTCCCCAGACTATTGCAGCACTTTGTGTACCACTTCCTGAACCAGAATCTCTAGCTACATTTAATTCATTACCACTTACCCATACACCGCTTGATCCAGCGACGGTTTGTACTTTTAATGCGTTTTCAGCTTCATTATACCAAACTTGACCTTCAATAGGATTAGTAGGGTCATTAGCATAGTTTGCTACTTTAGTTCCAAAAAGATCTTTATACTTTGCCATAATTATTTCTCCTTATATATCAGAATTTTTTACTCCTGTAAAGTTAGAGCTTCAGTTCTAAAACCTAGTCTATCTTGTTTTTGTTCTAAAGTTTCTCCTGATACATTATCATTATCCCAAGCTGTTTGTAATTCTCCTATTTTAGCATCAACAATTGCTTGTGCTTCGGAAAGAGTTTTAGGAACCCCTAAGACTTTAGCAATCCAAAGATTAGCTTTTCTATTGTAAGCAGGGACTCTCCAGATATCTCCATAAAATCCTGTGGTTTCAAAATCATCTTCTATTTGTATAAAACCTTTTCCCCAGTTTTTTGCCAGACAATATTGATAAGTTTTATTAGCCATATTTTATACTCCTTAATTAGTCTTTAACAACCAGCCTTGAGTAGAGTCTGTAAATACCAAAGTATTAGCTGCTCTATCTACTGAGACTGTTAAGTCAGCAGAAGCTGCTTGAATTTTTTGTGAATTTCTTCCTACTGTCATTGTGTTAGAACCAAAAGTTCCTGCATAATCAACGAATGAAACTTCATCTCCAATTGAAGGTGAAGAAGGTAGTGTCATTGTAATTGTGCCACTAGTTGTATTTATAAAATAACCCTCACCAGCTGCTGCTGTAAAATCTCCAGTCTTAACTGCTTGCCACGAAGTTCCAGCTGCACCAAAAGAGAGAGTTCCTGATCCATTTGTTTTTAAGAATGTGCCTGCTGCTCCATCAGAATTTGGAAAACTTAAACCATCAAGAACGATGTTTCCTGATCCATTTGGTGTAATAGTAATATTACCGTTTGCACCATCTACGATTGTAATTACACCTGAGTTTGAGCCACTATTTGTGTCCAATACTAAATTATGTGCACCACTAGAAGTTACTGTTGCATCAGCTGAACCTGTTCCAACTTTTGTTTCACCAGTTCCTTTTGGAATAATAGCTACGTCTATGTTAGAATCTCCACCTGTTGCAGATATGCTAGGCGCATTACCTGTTGCTGCGTTTGTAATATCAAATTGGTTTACTGCTGAACTTGTAGTCTGAAATATAATTTGTTCGTTACCATTTTCATCGTTAATTCCATGTGCATCATCAAAAGCTATATTAAAACTGTTAGTATCTAAATCTCCACCTAATTGTGGTGAAGTATCTTCAACAATATTTTGCATTCCTAATGCAACTTCTTTTATATCAGGGTTAGTTCCATCATTAGCTGTTGCAATAACAACTTTATCACCTTTATCTGTTGCTGCAAAAGTTACAGAGGAACCTGAACCAGATACGTATTTAAACTGAACTGTATGAGAACCTGATGTTGAGTTTCTTAAAAAGTAAAAAGTTTGAACATCTAAAGGTATTGTTACAATTTGATTTCCAGAAATAGTTCCTGTGAACTCAATCATTCTATGTGCAAGTTCTGCACCAGTTGATCCATCACTTACGGATAATGTAGTTGTTTGAGCACCACCTGCTATTGATTTAGCAGTATAACCACCAGCGACTTGTTCAACTATTTGTAAATTAGTATTAGTTTTTGTACCCCATGTACCAGCGTTTTCACCGGTAGCTTGAAGTTCTACTCCTAAAGGCGTATATGTTGATGCCATAAATTTTATCTCCTATGCAGCGTCAGTATAACTTGTATTTGATCCAGTTGCAACATCTGAATATGTATCATTCGAGCCTGTTGATATATCACTATAACTCGTATTTGATCCCGTGTCAATGTTTCCATAAGCTTGAATTCCAATTGTTCCAGTTGATGCTGTAACTGCACTTAAACTTAAACCTTGTGTCATATCAACCGGAGAAATAGATCCTACCGCAAATGTTGAAGAAACACCTGTTAAAGGAACACCTATTTTAGTTGTTAAAGAACCTACTGAAGACGTTGAAGAAACACCAGTAAGATTAAGTAGCTCAACAGAACCAATCTCAAGAGTTCCAACACTTGTTGTAGATGATAATCCTGTAATTTCTGCAGGACCAAATTCTAAACCTAAACTGCCTACAGAAGAAGTTGAGGCTACTCCTGAAATAGAAGCTGGACCAAATTCTAATCCTATGGTTCCTTGACTTATTGTAGAAGATTGTCCATCAACACTAATAGTTGGACTTAATATTACTGTAGGACTTCCAATACTTGTAGTTGCAACTTGACTAGATAATTCATATGCAAACTCTAAAGTGGAAGATCCAACACTAGATGTAACTTCTCTACCAACTAAATCTACAATTTGATTTGGTGATTCTCCCCAAGAATTATCTCCCCACTCATCTCTACCCCAACCAATTAAAGTTCCTGTGTAAGATAAAGTTGGTGTTGCAAAATCTGATTGCACTCCTGTTAGCGGTACACCTATTTCACCAATAGCATCTACGCTACCAACACTTGACTCTAGAGAATGACTAGAACCTATCATTTCTAATAGGTATTTCATCTCTATATTTATAGATCCTGTAGAAGAAGTTAATTCAAATCCTGATACAGAAATTGTTTCATCTGCACCTTCACCCCAATCAGCATCGTTCCAAGCTAGTCTTCCCCAACCTGTTTCATTAAATTCTTTAGAACTACCTAAAGAAGTAGTTGCGGATACACCCGTTAATTCAACAGTTAATAAATTAGATTGCCATGAGTTTTGATTCCATGCAACTGAGGGGTTATCCCCACCCCAAATTGATGTCTCAGACATAAGGAGTGCCTCCTTACGCTATACGAATGATTGCGTTACTTGCGTCTGCTGTTGGAAATTGAATTGTAAATGTTCCAGAAGAAACTGTTTTGTCACCACCAAATGCGATAACAGCAACAGCTTTGTCAGATTGATCGTCATTATAAATTAATGCACCATTGGCTGTAAAAGAAGCAGAAGTATAACTTACGTCTGCAAAATCACAAACTGCAGTTGATCCAGATAAAGCTGGAGTAACACTTGTTAATGTTGCACCACCTGCAGAATATGCAGATCCTGATGTGTTTGAAATTTCATTTGATGTTGAATAAGCTGTAGTTCCAGCACCTAAAGATGCATCACTTGTAAATAAAGCTATTTTAAATGTATCACCACTAGATGCAGTGAAATTATGTGTACCAACTAAAATCTCTTGTTTAAAGCTGTTACAAATTGCTGATGATATTGCCATAATTTATTCTCCTACGGGTTTGCTGAGTTAACTGGGATACGAACAGCGCCATCAGTGTAGTCATCTCTTCGTCTTCTGCCAACTTGCTCATTAGCAAACTTCTGTACCTCTTGTTTATATTTATTTTCGTATAATGTCAACATGTCTATCGGACCTTTTAAAAATCCATATGCTTCTGATAAACAACAATATAACAGCCCATTTGGAAAATTAAGACTGATATAATTAGTGTCATTATTTTCTAACAACGCTGGTGCAGCATTGTAATGAACTCTAAATTTATATGTAGTATCAGGGACTGGAGCAAACATCATTCTTCCAGATGTAGTATCAGACTCTCCAGTAGCACCACCAAACATAGCATAATACTTAGGCTGTCCTCTTTTAGCAGATGCAGTTGATGATACGTATTCTTGTAGATAAGTAATATCTTTTTTTTCTAACCATATATTAGGTCCAGTTATAGCTGAAGTAGAATCATAAACCTGTATCCCTCTAATAAATAC